CTTTTGGGCGATGGAGCGAGGTAGTTCGCCATTACTTGTCCTGTTTTTCGTCAAGTTTGTCGAATATGCGGCGGAACATTTCCTCTATGCGGTCCATAGAAGCCTGATGCTCATCGCGACGCGTATAGTTGCGCGGCAAATCAATCTCAATCTTGTGGATGTCTTTGCGCAGCTCTGCTAACGCAGTCCAAATTTCTCTAGCAAACCAGCCAATAGCCGCGATAACAGCACTGCTGACGACATTAAATAAAACTTGTATATCCATAGTTATCGACCTGCGAGGCTATTTTGGTTTTGGTTTTGAGGGGCGAGAGCGTTAATTGGTGCGGCGATTACAGATGCAGCTTGCGTTACTGGGCCAACCCGCGCCGCAGCAGCAGCGCGAGCCGCTTGTTTTGCCTCCATTTTCATTGCTTGTTCAAGCACATCTGCGGCGACTTTCGGATCAAGCATTTCAAAAGCAATCTCAATCGCTTTTCTTTGCCCGACATACGATGTCAATATGGATGTAAACTCGTTAAACAAGGTCGCCGTGCGGTTAAGCAAGTTTGCTTTTGGTACGGTTGGGTCTTTTGTTATTGTTGCGCCGCCTTTGGATTGAAGACTTTTTGCCGCCAACGAGCGGTTAAGGTCTTCAGCTACGTCAGTAAGTCGTTTAATATCTGTATCTGGCACACCGGCTTCTTTAAGTGACGTAAATCGAGCCTGTCCGGTAGATTTTTTAATAGTAGCCGGGGCGTTTTTGAGCGCGGCTGCGTACGCGCCCGCGCGCTCTGTCCCCGCAGGGAGCGCGCCGGTCAAAGCATCTTTAAGATACGCGCCGATGTTCATTGTATTAATCGGCTTGCTAGCTTCACGAAACGCCGTTTCTGCTTCTTCAAGACCGGGAACAGTTTTAACAAACTCATCTTTAACTTGCTTGAGCACGCCAAGCGTAAACGTATCTTTTTCTTCTTTCATCATGGTTTTAAGATCGTCAAGCGCGGATACAGCTTCACGACCGTTTGTAATACCATCAATATTTTCTTTTACCGACGCAAGTTTATCGACAACTTTTCGTTGACGAGGGTTTGCAGCGATAAGCGAATCAATAGTTGATGAAAGCGGCGCGACATCTACCGGTAAGTTTAAATCGCGCGTTGCTTCGTATAACGGCTCTGTTTTAGCCAAACGTTGGCCTTCCGCCATTTGCATACTCATTGGCGTACCCGCAACGCGTCCAACAGCCGCTTCACGCGCGGCTTCTTGCGCCCCTGTGCGAACATTATATGCTGCGCGCAGTTCTTCAGGTATTTGCCCCGCGCCACTTGGCTGAAGCCCTGCAAAACGTGTAAATGCACGGCCTTGGTCGGGAGCCGCCGCCAAAGCTTCGGCAACAGTAGGTTGACTGCCCGGCACAATTTCTTTTGCGCCCTGTAACCAGTTCAAAATTTCGCCGCCTTTACCATCAGCAGCGGCAAGATAGTTAGCAAGTTTAGGTCGGAAAAATTTTTGCAGCGCGTTGGCTGTGGCTACGCCACCTTTTACCGCGCCGCCAATTATGCCGCCGCCTGCCAAAGACCCTAAATATTCTGTCGGCGCATATTGGGCGGGGGTCTGTTTTAACTTAAGTGATTCTTCAATTGCTTTAACACCTACCGGTTCCAGTGTAGGTGTTACGCCTGCCAAAGTGGTGGGGCTTAAATTGTACAGATTAACCGGCAAATCAGCCGTTTCGCCCGGAGATTTTACAAAACCGCGCGCAAACGCTTTGGCGTGTTGGCTAAGAAATTCAGCCGGGCCGCCCGCCGCAGATGTAATCTCTTGCATTGCCATCGCGCTTGGCACACGGTACGCCGCTCGCCGCGTTTTAGGCATCCCTTCTAACTTGCCGAGTTCCGGTTGAAACTTAGGTGGTTCTTCACCGTAGCTGCCCGCACGTGCAAGTTCATACGCTTTGGCAACCGTTTCAAACTCCGGTGTGCCTTGCTTGTCGGCGTTGTTTACAATCCACCGTGCGTAATCTTCTGCCGAAGCCATTATCTACCCCGCTTAAGGATTTCATCTGCTGCGTTAAAAATAGGGTTCGATGGCTTTTTATTTGCGTCCGGTGGCTCTTCACCCACTATTTCCGGCAACTCACGGAATTGCGGGAATGGGTTATCTTCGTTGCCGTACGCCCTTGAATACCGGTCGCGCACCGTGTTGCTAAGGCGTCGCATAGAGCTGTTGATGCTGGCCAGTTGCTCGCGCGTAGCTTCTTCACCTTTATAGGGGTCAAACGCTTCAACTTGTTGCCTTAAAAACTCATACTCTTGCACCGCAAGGTTGCCAAGTTTACCGCTTGTAGACGCAAGCGCGCGCCCAAGAGCCGTCAACTGACCTTCCAATTTCTTAAAATCTTTTTCAGCGGTTAGCGTATCTTTACTGAAAGAAGGTAACAGCGATTGATACCCCGTCGCACCGCCTATGTCGGTTTTTTCAAGTCCTTCAACGTTACGTTGTATATCCTGTATGTAACGTAGAGCTTCTGTCGCTGCGGTAAAATCGTCCGATGTTTCGGCTTTAAGCCGCGCTTTTTGCGCCGCAGTAAGTTGGCCTTTAGGCGCTGTTTTAAGCGGCGTTCCCGCAGTCGCAGGTGTTTCGGCAACCGCAGGTGTTCCGGCGGGCGCGGGCGTTCCGGCAACCGCGCCGACAGGCGCCCCCACAATAGCGGGTTTTGCAATACCTGTAGCTTTGTCAAGTACATACGTTGTGCCGTCCGCACCGGTAATTGTTTCAGTGCGGCCCGCTTGGCCGGTAAGCATCTTATCAAAATGCTCACGCGTTGCCATCGCGCCTTTAGCAGACTGCATGATCGCGTTGTCAAACCCCGAACGCGCGGCGAGGTCAGCAAAATTCTTTTTGGCTTGATCTGCGGTAAACCCAAGTTCTTTTAACGTGTCGGCATGGCTATCAATAAGCGCGTAGACTTCTTCTGGGGTGGACGCGCGCAATACGGCGTCACCGTATTGGCCGATCTTGGCCGCGCGGGCTTTAACGATATTTTCTTCACTTGTAGCTTTAAATCCCGGTATCTTGGCTTTGGACTCTTCACCCGCTAACTGTTCTTTTTGAACTTTGGCTATGTCTTCAGCCGCGCTAAGATCGCCCGTTTTAATAAGCTGGTTGCGAACGTACGCGTAGGGGTCGGCGTTAACCCCTGTGCCGCTATAGCCAGCACCGCGTTGGCCGATTGCAGCGTCAGTTGTGCCAAATTGGCTAAAAATATTTTTACGTTGGGCAAGCGCAGCACGCGCTGCTGCTGCTTGCGCTGCTGCTGCCCGCCGGTCTTCCATCGTGTTCTGCATCGTGAGCGCATTCTGCGCCATCTGCTGTTGGAGCACTTGCGCCCGCAGAGCGTTCATTTGACGCTCTTGCATGGCGTTGTACATCGTCATCGGGTCAAGCGCCTGAACCTGAGGCGCTCTGCCGATCTGAAGCGGGATTGACGTGTCTAAAGGCATTTGCGTTACCCTTTAATAAGGACGGACAGGCGGCAAAGGATACCCCGCTGCGGCGTAGTTAGATGTCAAATCACTGCCGCCTTGCGGCATGAACGAACTCATCATGTTATAGTTCATGTAAGGCGTTGCCGCCCCTGAAAGCGCGCTGGACAACGCGTTTGCCCCGCCCATGTAGCCGGACGCGCGGGCGTTGGCGGCCTGCATCATATTGCTGCCCGCCTGCGTTGCGTAGTTCTGCCCTGCCGCGCCGACATTACCGGCAGAAGTCTGCGCCTGCCCGAGCAAACTCTGAAGCGGGTTCAACATTTGGTTGCGCTGGGTGTAGTAACGGTTGAACGCGTTGTTGTATTCATTTGACGCATAGTCCTGACCGTAACGCTCGGCTTCTTTAAGCGCACGGCCCGACATCATACCGCCACGAGCGGCAGCGGTACGGTTAAGCGCGTTGATGCCTTCACCAAGACGAAACTGGTAGCCGGGTTCATTCGCAAGGTCTGCGCCGGTAAACGGCTTCATCCCCGCGCCATACCCCGGCGCGTTTGGGTCGCCGCCAAGGCCGAGGTATTGCATAAGCGCGTTCTGGCCTGTCAGCCCCGCTTCGTAAAACGGCTTCTGAAGCTCCAGATTTTTCTCATACATCTCGCGCTGAAGCGCGGTTGCGGCGTCAGCAGATTTGGCTTGCGTTTTGGCGGCTTTGCTGGCGGCGCTGGACTGCATTGCGCCGCCAATAAGCGAAGCACCTGCGCCAATCAGTGCGGCTGTTGTGATGAAAGCCATACGAGTTCCCTTTCGGCGTAGGCGAGCTGCTGTTTGTTGTCAGCTCCGCCTTGAAGTTCAGCGGCAGTAGATTCAGTCAGTTCCTCGACAATCTTATCAAGGTCTGTTTCGTTTGTCGCGTGGATATTTGTCCACACGGAGTCTTCCAAAGCAAAGATGGCGCGCTTCGCGCCGGGCTTGGCGATTATAGTCGCAGGCGCGACCAAATCAACAGGCCCTTCATCAGTCGCCACCCGCACATGCCCTTTTGACAAGATGCACATGTGGTTGGTTTTATGAACCGCCCCCGTCAGCACAGCGCCCGCAGGAATAAACATCTCACGGGCGTAAATACCATCGGCAAAATGATGCGTGATCGGCAAGACCGCAGGGTCGTATGCCTGCATCATTTCTTCAAGCTGTTCGACTTTCTCTCTCATGCCTGCCCGTCAGGTTGCGGCAATTGCTGTTGCGCGGCCTCAATCTCTGCGATTTCTTCCGGTGTAAGCGGTACGATCTTCACTTCGCCCGTTTGGACATCTACAACAATACGTTCCATAACTTTTACTCATACACGACGTTGATTGTGCCGGTTACAAAGGTATTTGCACCAATCGTAATACGTACTCGAGTCAATGCTCCGGCCAACGCTTTGCTTGCGGTTACGGTGACAACGCCATTGCCCACAGAGTTACTGTGCGCCGCCGACATGACCCACAAATTTGCCACAGCGTCAATCAAAGTAATAACGATAGTGCCGCTATTTTTAAATGAAGCTGAACTTCCCCATGCATCACGAAAGTTTAAGCCTGTAGTAATCCCGTACGTAGTACCGTTTGAAATGCCGGACCCCAAATAGCTGCTAGTTTCATAAGAAGAAGCAGTTCCTAACTGAGCTATAGGTACTGTGCTTCCGCTTGTGCCAAGTTCAGAGAAAACCAGCGTGACGCGTTTTGCCCACGAAGGAATATTTGTAAACTCGACAGACGTGCCAGAGTTAAGTGTTACCGACGTTCCGGTTTGGAGGCCGTTGTAGACTGCCCCTTGCGGAGCGGTCATACCGGCAGAGCCGTCAAGTGTCATAGGCATTGTTTAGCTCCATGCTCCTACGGATGTGTTCGAACCCGATGTGCCAATCGGATAGATCAGGAAGTAAGACCCTGCAACGGTCGAGTACGCGCCGCCCGGCGCGGCTGACAGAATGTACTGCGGAATGAACGTGCCGCCGCCGCTGACGCTAACTGTGCCTTTGATTTGTAAAGTGGCAAACGCGGTCGCGCTTGCGCCAGAGGATGTTACGGCGGTTGGTGTTGCGCTTGTTGCAAGAAGACTGCAGTTATTTGTAGCTATAAGGGCGCTACCACCTTGATAACCAACCGCATTATACCCGATGTTGTTAAGCGTCGCAGTTCCCCCAAACCCTGTACCTACAGTGTGCGAAGTTGTACCTGCTGTTTTTGACAGCATGTACACACCTTCAAACGCGTACACCGTCGCGGTGGACAACGTAACGCCGACGCCGAGCACACTCTGCGCGGTGTTGACGTTTGACCCAACATAAACCGCGTTCAGGCGGTAGTACTGCGCGCCCACGATGACACCGCGCTGTGTGCCTTGCGGTGTGCTGTAGAACGACTTGCCGTCATACTCCACCTGACCGACTGTCGGAGTGGAAAGAAGCGTGTCTGCGGTAAGAACAACAGAGGACATAGGTTAGCTCCAATTACCGACAGAGGTGACCGTGGTTGTGCCAAGCGGGCTGATGCGAAAATAAGACCCTACACCGACAACCGCCGCTGCTGCGACGCCGAGCGATACTTGCGGAATAAGCGTTCCGGCTACCGTGACGATCACAGTACCGTTAACGCGGGCAAAGCCGGTTGTGACCGTGTTGGCGGCGACCAGACCGGTGTTGGCCGTAATGTTGTAGGATGTAACCGACGGGTTTGTCGTTGCCGTGTCAGTCAGCGCCGACTTGCGGGCGGTTGCCATCCAGCTTTGTGTCGTGGTTGCGGTGCCGCCCAAAGCAAACCCGAACGCGCCGGACGACGCGCTCATGGAGCTGAGGCTGTACAGGCACTCAAACTGGTACGTGCCGGTCGTCAGCGTAACCTGCCCGTTAATTGGCGCATTAAACATCGCCTGCGCCGCGGTTTGCGAGGTAAGCGTGTAAGGCGATTGCAGAATGATAAACTGTTCGGTTTTGATTACGCCGCGCTGTGCCGAGACAGGCGTTGCGTACATCGCTACACCATCGTACTCAAACGCGCCTACGGTCGTTGTGGTAAGCGGATCAGAGGTCAGAATAAGTTGAGACATTACAGCACCACCCAACGTGAACCGGACGAGACAGTAATAATCACGCCCGAATTGATAGTCAAAGGACCAACCGAGTTGGCGTTTTTGGTCGCGGGGATTGTATAAGACGCCGTAACCGTTTTGTCGTTCAGATTGAACACAGCGTCCGAACCACCACCCGTTGCACCCCCGCCGATAGAGCCCCAGTTGGAATTGCTGTAGCCCTCAAACGTGGCAAGCGTTGAGTTGTAGCGGATCATGCCGTCAATAGCGACATCCGTGATGGTTGTGGACGCTATGGTTTGCGACGGCGTGACTTCGTAAGTTCCCGCCCCGCCTGTGCCGGTCAGAAACTTCGTAACGCGTGTGCCTGCGGTGACGCTTGCCCCCGTGATCGTCGCGCCGACATAAAGCGCGCCAGTAGCGACAGATGATACAGAGAGCGTTGTGCCGGTAATAGAGCCAATACCTGAAAACGCGCCTGCGCGTTGAGCCGTAGTGCCAACAGGGATTTTAAATTGTCCTGTGCTACTGCCATAAAGATAAGACCCGATGGTGACAGAACCCGACGCGTTGATGGTGCGCCCGCTAATGTCGCCCGTGGCCGAAATCGTCTCAAACGTGGTCGTGCCGGTAAACGCCGTGTTCGGGTCAAGCAGAACCGTGCCGGTCGCGGCGGGGAATGTGATTGTGTTTGCGCCCGCAATTGGAACGGTTTGCAGGTCAACATAACCTGAAATTGAACCGTTAATGCGAAGCGACGTGATGCTGGACGATGGCACACCGGCAATGTTGTCATACGTGCCGATAGTTGTGCCGGTTGAAGTTTTAAGGATAAATTTGTAGTTAACACCTTCGGTCAGCCAAACTTCGCTAGCTGTGCGACCGGCGGCGTCAAGCACAATCGGGTTGGTGTTGGCCGAATTGCCCGTGTTATCTGTGTAAGTTGCTTCCGGCGTTGTTGTGCCTGCGGCGTAGGTGTAGATAAGGCCGCCTGACAGCGGATCGCCGTTATTATCAAAGAACTGCCAACCAGCACCGGCAAGAGGAGAGAGGATAACTGTCATTGTGGTCGTCCTAGATAATCTGCGAAACGGTCAGAATGGCGGCAGGTGCAGCAGGGTATGCAGGTGAAGTTCCGGCGGCGTAAGTTTTAAGCTCAAGAAGCCCTGCTACACTCATACCATAAATTTCAAAATAGTCACCTGCGGTCAAGTCGTGAAAGAAGTTGACGGTCATAATACCGCTACCCGCCGTGCCACCGTGTGATTTGGCAATCGTGATGTGGCTGGCCGTGTTAGGAAGATCGTTATTGTTGACTTTTAGCCACACAATTGCGTCATCTTCTGATGCTGTGCTCGGATTAGAAAGCTGAAGGCTAAACGTGATTGTGTAAAGCCCTGTTTCAGCTACGGTCACTTGTGAGCCGTTAACTGTAACGCCGCGGCTGTGATCTGTAACGTTAAACGTAATGCCGACCGGCGTAGACGCTGGCGCAGTCTGAGTGGTGGTGTTGGCAAACGCGCCGTATGCAACAGGTATCCATTGCGGCATGTTGGTGTCGTCGGTGCCGAGATAGCACGCTTGGCTCGGCACTGGTAGACGTGACAGCGTGTCGGGAGCGGAGGCGTACAAAAGATCGCCGGTCGCATAGGTGATGTTGCCCGTGCCACCGCTGGTCTCAGGGATAATGCCGCGTGACAGGCCGAGAAACACGTAGATTGCGTTAAAAAACCGGAACCATTCCCGCGTCGGAATGTTGTTTTGCTCCGAGATCGGAACGCGGGGGGCGGGGATTTGAGTTTCGTTATTAGGCACGGGTCGGGCTCACAATCAGATTGGCCCCGACAATCGCAATTTTCACAGGGTCTGTGCCGGAAATCTCGTACACGCGATCGCGCAGCTTTAGCGTCATGCCGAGCCGCCGCCAGAATGTACGTGTGCCATACGCACCGATTGCCCCCATAGACGACCAATGTTCATTTGACCATGTATGGCCGCCGTCGTCTGACCAACGGAGCATGACCTGCGGATTGCTGCCCTGCCCAAGGTTCAGCCCGACGCCTGTTTCGGCGTCAAGTTGAAGGCTGTGTTGCGCCGTGCGGGTCAGCGGGTTCTGGTTCTGCGGCAGCGCCCGCCACGACCGCAGCCAGCGTTGCGGCTGGTCGTCGTCGGTATAATCGGTCAGATCAAACGCATAAATGCGTCCGTCGTTAAAATCGCCGACGATGATCTCGTGGTTGAACGTCATCTGGCAGTTGGAGCGGTGGCGCTTGAATTGCCCGTTGTCCCATGCGGCCCGTTCGTGCCACGCCTGTGTGGACACGTCGTAGACCCACGTCGCGTTGGCCGACGGGAAGGTCAGCACGTAGAACGCGTGCCCGTCTTGTTGGTAAGTGTAGCCGATGGCGTCCGAGATGTCGCCGTACTGCTGGATTTGCCACTCGACCGCGTGGGTTGAGACACGAACGCCGGTGTAGCCGTTGGTGCGGTAGACAATACCTTCACCGCGCGCGTCAGCGCCGAGCCAGAACACGCCATTGTCAAGTTTGGCCAAAGAGTATGGGGCCGCGCAACCGATTTCGTTGTACGCGCCTTGGATGCGTTCAAGCGGGAAGTCGGCATTGCCGGAATTGTACCAGACCTCAACCGTGCTGGTACCAAAGAGCCAAGCTTCGCGGTGGTCAATGATCAGCGCAACAAGACCGTCAGGCGAGCCTTCGGCGCTGGCAAAGTCCAGCGGGTCAACAGACGTGCCGTCTAACAGTTGCGTCACCCAAACTCTTTGCGAGTTTGGTTCGTTGAACACAAAATAGCCGTCCAGATAGCCGACCGTCACCGCGCCGGGGAAGTCGGGGTCTGTAATCGGGGCAAAAATTTCCGTAGCCATATTG